TAACCGGGAAATCAGGAAATCAATGAACCTGGCGCAGGAGGCCAGTAAGAAATTATCCAATAGTTTAAAAAGCGTAGGGGCGGCAGTGGTGGGCTTTTTTGCCTTCCGTAAGGTAAACAGTCTCCTTAAGGAATCAATCGCGTTGTTTGATACGCAGGCGAAGGCGGAGGCGCAGCTGGCGCAGGCTTTGGGTTATACATCAACTAGATTATTAGATCAGGCATCTTCATTACAGAAAGTAACATTATTTGGCGATGAAGCCACGATCCAGGCTCAGGCATTAATCGCCGCTTTCGTGGATGAAGAAGATCAAATCGCAAAAGTTATTCCATTAGTTCAGGATTTAGCAGCGGCTAAAAAAATGGATTTGGCGGTGGCGGCTGATCTGGTTTCAAAGACCCTGGGCAGTTCCACAAACGCCCTTTCTCGGTATGGAATCCAAGTTGAAGGGGTGGTCGGTTCTACTGAAAGGCTGGACAATTTAATTTATGGATTGGATAGACATTTCGGAGGAATGGCAAGAGCAGTCGCAAAAGTCGGTGCCGGACCACTTCAGCAAATGGATATGACAATCGGGGATATAAAGGAAAAATTAGGAAAGGCTTTTATTCCATTGGTCATTAAAAGCGCACAAGAATTGGAACAGTTTTTCACGGCTGGCCTAAAAGGCGAACAATTAGAAGAAAGGTTCAGAAAATTAGCCATTTCTGCGGAAATAGTGGTGGGCGCCTTCAAGGATACATTCAACACCATAAGCGGGTTTTTCAAAATGGCCGCCGCGGGAATAATGGGCTGGACGGGAAATATAACCGGCGCTTTTTATTCCATGCTCAATACGGTCAATGAAATAATCAAGGCGCTGCCAGATAGGTTAATTCCCGATGGATGGGTTTTAAGCCTTAAAATAACCGAGGAAAAAATAAAGACCTTTGCAGAACAAAGTAAAAAGGCGAGGGACGATCTTTATAAGGAAGGGATTGCCGATTGGGAAAAGACAGGACAGGCGGCAGAAGCCTGGAAGAAATTCGGAGAGGAAGCGAAAAAGGCGGGGGATAAAGTCCAAAAAGCCACAGGCCGAAAGCCAGGTGCTGCCCCGTCTCCGATGGCGCAGGCAGGCATGGAGAACGAGATAAAAGCCGCCAAGCAATTGCAGGAGCAGTTAAATCTTATATCCCTGGAGGCGGTTGCAGGCAGGGAGGCAGCGGAAATCCAGGCATTGCAGAACCGTTTAGACCAGGAAAAAGCAATCCTGGAAAAAGCGGGGGCTGACAAGGCGCTTTTTGAGGAAACGGCAGAACAAAGATTGCAGGCGATACAGGATAAATATAGAGATGAACGTATACAGAAAGACAAAGATTCTGCACAGGCATCGAAGGCGATTTTACAATCAGAAATGGCCGCAAGAAAACAAGGATTATCTAATTTAGTATCAAATTTAGGTGAAGTGGCTGCGAAAACAAAAGAGTTTGGGGCTATATATAAGGCTGCCGCTATTACTCAAACCGTGATAGACACGATTGCAGGCGCTCAGGCGGCTTTTAAATCTATGGCGGGTATTCCCATTGTGGGGCCTGCTTTGGGTGGTGCAGCGGCCGCCGCAGCTATAGCAGCTGGCTTTGCCAGGGTAGCCACGATCAAAGCGCAGAAATTCCAGAGCGGGGGGTTTGTCCAGCAGGGGCCGATGACGGGGGATAAAGTACCCGTACTTGCCAACAGGGGAGAGTTAATCTTAAACGCAGCACAACAGCGGAATATCCTGGCCCTGGCGAATGGCGGCCAAAAACTCGGGACGTCCCTTAATATAGGGGACATAAATATTACTGTTAATGGCTCTCAGGATGGGGAATACACGGCCGGGCTTATAGGTGACACAATCCAGGAGCGTTTAGACGGGTTTGCCCGCACACAATCAGAAGTGGCGGCCTTAGCGATATGATTTGGGACGTCTCAGGGCTGGACAATACCGTCTATGTGGTATGGGGTTATAAGCCCGATACAAGCCTGGCGGTGCAGTGGTTTCAGAAAGCCAACGGATATTATGAAGCCACGGACCGGGGAAGTGATGAGGATGTCTATGAGAGTTCAGTTTTATTCCAGGGGCCTGCCTCTGAACTGGCCGATCTGGAGGAAGTGCTGAATACCGAGCGGGAAAACTTTAATATCTCCTGCGGAACAGGTGAGGAAATCTTCGGGGCGGATATTGATTATAGTGGCAACCTTGACGTGACGGTGGTCGATTTTGGAAAGATACAGCGGCTTTCTTACGGTAAATACTCAATGCCCTTACGGTTGCGGCTGCTTTCCCCTTCCTTTGTAAGCAGTCCAGCGGCATCTTTATCCACGCTGCGCCCTGCTTCCTGGCAGTATGAGGCGGGCAGTAAATTCGATGTTTCCCGTGAGTTCACCTACGACCGGATTGCTTCCTACCTGGACAAGGCAACAGACCCGGGGCGGTTTGAGGCGGTCTTTGCCCAGACGCTGGAGGAGATGAAAGCGATAAGGCGGTATTTGCGTGACACGGGCAGGACGGCCGCTTTTGCATTCCCGAACATAGGCATAACAAAACCATTTGGCCAGCGGAGGGGCGATTATGATACTTTTTACACAAAAATAATCGAGTGGGAAGAACTGGGACGGGAAAATCTCATTTTCTGGAATTTGCGCCTTGTATTTGCTGAGGAACCCACGCCATGAGCACCATTCATTATGCTGTCCAGATAGCCACCAATGCCTCTGCTGCCGATACGGATGAGGGGCTTTACCAGGACGGAAGCGATTATTATTTCCGCTGGATTACCGGGCGGCCTGATTATGACGGCGTTACCGTAGTCCCGACAGGTGACAATGACGGGGATATTTGGAAAGAGGGGATTCTGCTCTCTGAAAAGCAGTTTTCCCCCACGGTGCAGATAATAGATGTCACCATTCAGGGCAATTATGGGACATTAAGCGGGTTTAGTTTTACCCGTAAGAATAGCGGTAAATTCTGGAATTATTTGAATACTAATTCAATATATCTGATTAATCAAACAGTAAAATTCTTTGTGATAATTGACGATGTGTTTTATCAGAGATGGCAGGGGGTGATTATTGAAACGCCCTATGATGAAACATCCTTTAAATTTATTTGCGAAGATGATTTTAAGACAGTTCATAAGACACTGCCGCCAGCGGTTATTTCCAATACAACCTTTCCAAAGCTGAATACAAAGGCTGACGGGGAAGCCATACCTGTCTGCTTTGGGAACATAAACAGGGCAAAATTAATATCTGTCTATGAGAATAAAACAGGGCTTATATTATATTTTGATACCACCTATGAGATAGGAAGCGGCAGGAGAAATGTAAGAATTGCCTCATTAAAAAACTATTCTCAAGGATCAAAGATAATTCAATTAAACACTGGTTTATTGCCATATTCAGCTGGGGAATTGGCTGGGAATTATATCAGGGTAGCAATCGGCGGAACAAATGAATCATTAAAAATAACCGATAATTCCGAAGTACAGTCATCGGGTGGAAATACATATATAAACATTTATGTAGACAAATGGTTTGATAGTCCTCCACAAACAGAAAACGCTACCGATAACGGAACCACTTCTCTGCATATTTGGTATCTTGAAATACTCACACTTAAATCAACACAAATAATATCCAATCAAGAAATAAATTCCTTTGAGTTAGGTGTTAATGGCAATATTGCCAGATTGTATTTTTGGGATAAAGACCAGGATGATTATATTTCAGCGGTTGAATCGATTGACAGAACTTCTAAAACAAATATCGGAAATGTAGGCTATCCAGGAATTGAGATATTAAATAAGGGCGTGAACCTGGATGGTGAAGTAAGGGAAATGCTTACTATAAAGCCAGAATTTATATCGTGCTCTTACTCCAATGCCCTGGGGAGTTTTGTTTCATCCACGTTGATAACAGGCGGCAATGACAACCCCGATCTGCATGATAGAGACATAAGCTCATCTTATAATCATATATGCAAAAAGAATTTAGGCGAAGGCAGCCTCCAAGCTATTTATGAATTTGAAATGATAATCCCTGAGCAGTTATTAAATACCGTCTATGAAAATGTTTATATAGTAATGGATCAGGATTTATTATTTGAGGACGATACAGATAGTATTTCTATAAATTATGCATTTAGCGCAATTGATTTTGCCGATAGAGAAACGGCATCTATTAAAAATTATGATGTTTACTATTTCGGCAGAGACTCAAATTTAGAGGCTGGGATCACTAAAGAATGGAATTTAATCCCTAAAATTTATTACAATGAAGTGGCCGATGATGATACCTTTAATGAAAAAAAGATTTATATAGATATCCAGGAGTTTATTGAAAACAATAAGGCATTTCAGGCATTTAAAAAATTAAAGCTGACTGTTACGGCGACAGTCGCTAGGGCGGTGAACCCCGAAAAACAATTTACCTATACATTTCGGGAAATTACCTTTGTCGCAGTAAAAAAAATAAGCCTTACAAACCAGGATGCATTCACAAAAATAAAAGGTGAAGAAGTTTCTGCGGTCTTGACGGATAATGTTTACAGGGGCTTTCAGCATATCCTTGAGACGTATGACGGGGTTGCTTCTGGCAATATTGATTATGATAACCTGGCTTCAAAGCGTGCTTTCTGGAAAATAGGCCGCCAGGTAACCGACAGGAAAAACTCCTTTGAGTATTTAAAGGAGCTGGCAGAGCAGACATTTACGGGCATACATACAACGATAGACGGAAAAAAAAGGATAACCGCCTTTCGGGATAACACCACATCCGTGGCGACACATGATGAATCAAAGATTATAAAGGGCAGCCTGCGCCGCCTTACAAACACGAGTATTTCAGATATTTTTAACGAATTTAAAATAAAATTCGATTATAACCCGGCAAATGACACCTTTAATCGGTCGCTTTTTATCACCAATGTTGAACAGGCCAGTTTCCCGAGCAGGTTTGTGAGCATCGGAACGGATGGCACAACCCATTCAGGGGATTTGACTGCATACTGGTTTTTTATCTATCCTGATGGATTAAGTCAATGTATGCTAACTTTTAGTCCTGCCCCATCCTGGGCAACAGTGGATGATTATATTTCATTCGATGCGGGCGGTGGAATATATTTTGCTTTTGGGCGTGTTGTAGCCATTGACGGTAATGATCTGATGATCGAATTTGAAAACGATGCTGGCATTGCCAATGCGGCAAATGGCTCAAGCGGAACCGTGTATGAGCATTCAAAGGGCGTGGCTAAATGGCAGTCGGAATTTGTCGGGGGCATAAATGACTATGCCACAGCTGCCAATTGGTGGGATGTCTGCCATGAATCATATTTGCGCAACCGGGTTGTAAAATCCTTTGAGGCTGAATGTAAATGGTTTCCCGATAATGAGAATTTTGTGGAGGGAAGCGGCGGGAGCGGAAACGCTGCATATTATTACCTGCAGCAATTGGTCGAATGGACTACCAGGCAAAAAGAAAAGATATCCTATGCCCTGCCGATAAATTCCACTAACCTGGCTTTGGAACTATTGGATCACATTACTTTTGAGGATGATATTTATACCAACGCTGGAAATCGTGTTGGGTGGATAACAAAGATAAAACTAAATCCAGCAAATGATCTTTTGGAAGTGGAGGCCATCCTGGAGCCCGAGGATATAATCGAGACAGGTGGACTTATAATTGAGACAGGAGACGCGCCCGATACAATAACTGAATCAGGCAGCGAGACAGACACCATAACCGAGGGCGCCTAATGCCTGATTATGCAGACAGAGTGAGATATTTTAACACGCCTGACGAGCTAGACGATCGCCTGGCTAAAACCATGATCGGTTATGATGCCACTAATGACAGGCTCGGGGTTAAGCGGCTGCGGGATGGCCAAATGGTGTATTTTTCGGGCATTACGGAAACGTCAAATAATGTATTTTCAGGGTATACGGCCAGCGGAGGGCATGGGATTGATGAGGATGGCGAATATTTAACCATTGTAACGGAGGAAAGGAAGGATTCAGCTTATACCCATGCGGCGGCTTCCGATGAGATTAGGATCGAAAAAGATGGAGACTATGAGATAACGGTGGAAGCAAGTTTTAACATGAATGAAGATGATATTGTGGAGCTGGCTATTTTTTATGATGTTGGAGACGGTTTTGTTTTGATGCCTGCGGGCATTTCTAACTGCGGGACATAAATGGCATTATCTGGATACACAAAAATCTGTGAGTTGACAGTTGCCTTCACCGAGGGTAGTTGGAGTGCTTCAGGCACAGATGAGACTAATTACCCAGTCCCTCTGACGGACAAGCATTTTTCCAGGGAAGAAGTTGAACTCATAATGGGAATGTGCGAGAATGATGGCGATGATTTCCGGGTTACTACCAATGGTGGTTCTACCGCTTTGGACATGGAGATCGCCTCCTGGGATTTTAATAACAAGACATTTCAGGTTTTCTTTGAAGTGGCGACTCTCACTAAAGACGCTGACATGACCTTTGATCTTTACGGGCGCAATCCTGCCGCATCTGCTCCGACAGGTTCCGATGCCTGGAATACTAATTTTAAATCTGTCTTGCACGGTGAGGACTCAGGTGTTCCCATGACCGATGCAACATCAAATGGTAATGATTTTGATGCTACAGGTAGCAACCCTGATTTTCAGGCGGCGGGAAAAATTGATTATGGTGTGGATTTTGAAGCAAGTAGTACAGAGAGATTAGAAAGCGGAAGTGCTATTTTTAATCCTTCTGGCAATGATATGACTCTGAGTGCTTGGGTGAAAAGAGAATCAATTGGCTCTAAGCACATGGTGTTAGCTAATAAAGATGGCGCAGGAATAGGCAGGGATTTATTAGACATAGAGGCTACCAATAAACTGCGAACAAATATCGGAAACTGTAATAAAAGCTCAACTGGAACTATTGCGGATACTGACACATTCCATCATGTGGCGATGGTGTATAGTGATACATTAAATACCGCTAGGCTTTATATTGACGGGGTTTATGATTCAGAGGCTACAAGTGTCACGGCAGAGAGTAGTAATGATACATGGGTGCTTGGTGCGGCAAAAGGTGAAACTACCGCTAATTTTGACGGAATTATAGATGAAGTGCGAATTTCCGATGCCGCCAGAACAGATGACTGGATTAAATTAGAATACGAACTTATTCAAAACCCGAGGACATATTACTCGACAAATCTTACAATGGAACAGCTTGGCTGGCATCGGAAAGCAACAGTTGACATCGAGGGACTGGACGATGACGGGGTTACGGAGGATTTAACCGATTATCCCATGTATTTTCGTTTTACCACTTCTGAGTATTCCGAGATGTTCTCAGGGGCGAATAAGGCAAGTGATAGCTTCGGGGATTTACGGGCGATTGTAAGCGGGAATGATGAGATAAAAGATATTCTTAATCTTGAAATTGATACTATAAGCGTAGGCTCTTATGTTGATATATGGGTTAAAATTCCTACAGTAGACTACGATGGGACTACATCAATAGATTTCTACTGGTCAAGAGGCGGTGGCGGCTGGAGAGGGGATGGGTTTCATGATACACTGGACACACAGCAGCCTGATGCAGACGATGCAAGGGGCGGCTCTCAGGGGGTTTGGATACCAGCTTATAAGGTAGTTCAGCACTTACAGGAGGCTTCTCTTGATTTATTGGATAGCACCAGTAATGCAAATGATGTAAATGCTCAAAGCAATACAAGCCAGACAGACGGAAAAGTATCTAAGGCAAGGGAGTTTGCTGGAGGTGGCAGTACCGCTTACCTGAATATTGATAACTCCGATACTATCAATATGCAGGATAGTATTTGTATGTCATGCTGGATAAATCCCGATGCGTGGGGCGGCGGGAATAACCGCAGGGTGTTTCAAAAGGGTAATTCAGATGACCAGTATTCACTACGCAAGCAAGGGTCGGATTTCCTCTTTGAACTGGCAGGACTTACATCTGAGGAATTAACCTACGGCACACTTCCAAGCACGGATACATGGACGCTTATTCATGCCGCTTGGGACGGCTCGGATATGTATATATATTACAACGGCTCACAGGTAGCTACTCAGAGTAGTACAGGCTCAATAGACACAACGGCGAATAATCTTGATATCGGGCATAAACCTGGTTCGGGGACGGCCACAGATAGTTTTGACGGTACTATTGACGAGGTGCGGCTGGCTGACAGCGCATTTTCAGCGAGCTGGTTTAAGGCTGACTATCTTACACAAAATTCATATACTGATTATCGGACTTTTAATTCCTCTTCTGCGGTGGGAGACAACCCTGTTTCTGCTCCTGAAAAATGGGGGCATAAGACCGTACTTGCAATGAAACAATGTGCTGGACTTACAAACATAGCATTGAATATAACTGCCGCTCAGATTGATACAAGCGGGGATATTTGGGATGAGACACAGACAGACGGCAGGGATTTGAGATTTGTCCAGGCGGGCGCAGAGATACCTTTTCATATTGTTAGGTGGGACAAGGTAAACCAGAAATCTCAAATAATGATTTATGTCGATATAACCAAAAACCTAACAGTCTATTGGGGGGCAATAGATAATCACGAAGAACCTTACATTGTAGATAGCACTTACGGGCAATTCTCTGTTTACGATAGTAATTATTCCGCTTACTACCACATGGCAGAGGGGGACGATGCGGGGAATGAATTTTACGACTCTACTTCTAATCAGAATGAAGGGGCGTATGCCTATGTAAATCAGCCACGATTAAAAGAAGGACAGGTACTTACTCAACAGGAATTTAATGGCTCCAATGACTACAATATAGTTCCTGACGCTGATGTACTTGATTTGACAGGTGACTTATTAATTGAATGTCGGTTTAAGGTTGACAAAGTTAGCGGATTACAACAAATCTTTGACAAAGAGGAAACGGCAACCACTTACCAATATGAAATAAGGCTGAATGACACTGCCATAGAGCTTATAGTGGCAAGTGGGGCGGGAAGTCAAGTTGTACTTACCAGCACCACCACGATGTCAATAGATACCTGGTACACGGTAGCAGCCACAAGAAACGGAACCACAATAAAATTGTACGTGAATGGCTCTGAGGAAGATTCAGGCACCTTAAACGGAACACTTGCCAATACTGGGAATTTATTTATTGGAAGAAATGCTGGTGATGCTACCGAATGGCTGGATGGAATAATCGAGTATATAGCGGTTACTAAAGACTCTTACAGATCGGAATGTTATATTACAACAGTTTACGATAATTATGAAGAACCACAATATTTTACAAAGGCATTAAATATAAATTTAAGGGGAAATTTAAAAGGTAATCTAATCGGGAGATTTGAATAATGGATTATATACCAGCAGGCGCAACAGACCAATCAATTCTTTTCCATCTATCAGAGGGAGGATTGACGATAACGGATTTTAAGTTAAGTTACATCCGATATGACAGGGGGGATGGTACTTCATTTGCCGTAGGAGGCCCGACAGCTTTGACGGCTTTGGCTTCTATCACTACAGCGCACACGGATAATTATGGAATCTATATGGGTTCTGATTCATCTGGCGGCGAATACCGCACTATCAGAGTGGATTTTCCCGATGCCGCCTTTGCTGCTGGAAAAGAGGAAGTTATCTGTACTATATTTTCAGATTCTGACGATGTGATTGCACAAAGGATTTTCCGCCTTGACAGACAGCCTGTAAATGCTGAACAAATAGAGGGCTCCGATGCCACTGACCAGATACGGGACGCGGTGGTGGACGATGCCACCAGGATAGACGCTTCCGCCCTTAATACTCTTTCAGGTCACGACCCGGGGGCCACTATCGGAACGGCTGACCCGGGGGATGAAATGAACCTGGCCGATGATGCTATCACAAGCGCAAAATTTGACGAATCCACGGCATTCCCGATAAAGGCGGATGATTCAGGTTCTACCTATATAGCCAGAACCGGGGCCGATGGGGACACCCTGGAAACGATCTCCGACCAGTTAGACGCGGTTGAGACTGATACGCAGGACTTACAAACACAAATTGGTACTGCCGGAGCTGGACTTACTGACCTTGGCGGAATGTCTACTGGAATGAAAGCGGAAGTGCAAACGGAATGCGATGATGCCTTGGATGCTTATGATGGTGGGAATGGCGTAGCTGCAACCGGAGCCGATGGCGATACCCTGGAAACACTTTCCGACCAGATTGACGCATTGCCTTCATCCTCTGCAATTGCCGATGATGTATGGGATGAGGCGTTAAGCGGGCATACTTCTGGCGGCTCTACGGGTGAGGCTCAAAACCGCCTGGATGACATTCAGGATGATACCGAGGATTTACAGACGCAGATAGGGACTGCCGGCGATGGATTAACAGATGTACCCTGGAACGCCTCGTGGGATGCAGAGGTACAAAGCGAGTGCAATGATGCGCTGGTGGCTCAAAAACTTGATCACCTGGTGGCGGTGGCCGATAGTGACGATGTGGTAAATGACTCCATAATTGCAAAGCTGGCCGCCTCTGATGGTGACTGGAGCGGCTATGATAAGACTACCGATTCCCTGGAAGCAATAAGAGACCGCGGGGATGTGGCCTGGATTTCATCAGCTGGCGGAATAATTAAAGGCGAGGATTACGACAATTTCAGCTTCACGATGGTGGATGCAGTCGATAAGATAACCCCAAAGACGGGAAAAACCGTTACGGCATCCATAAGCAAGGATGGGGCCGCATATACTGCTCTAACAAATTCCGTGACTGAAATAGGTTCTTCGGGCACTTATAAAGTCAATATAAGCGGCGTGGGCGACTTAAATATCGACAAGGGCATCCTTGGGTTTACCGCCGATGGATGCGTGGCCAGGTATTACCATTTTCGGACTGAGGCCGGATAATGATTTGTTGGAATAATGAACTTGTCGGCATTGATTACCAGGTATTCGATGGCAAATTAAATCATAATGATGTAAGCAATGATTTTTTGAAAAAGGATAATTCTAAAATCACGCGGGTCATATCATTAACAACGGGGGATAAATTAAAATTCAGGGGCCGCATGATACAGGGCACGCACGCGCAGACATCGGCCCATTCATTCAGAGTGACGATAAAAAAATTACCACAGGAAACGTAATATGGACGACAACACGATTTCACGATTATTCACAAAAATTGACAGCATAAGCGACAACGTAACGGAAATTAAAGTTTCAATGGCGGGATTGCCTTGCAAATCACATGAAGAAAAATTCAAATCAAATGAGCAGGCGCATAAAAATATCTACGCATTAATAAAAGCTCATTGGGGGATTACCGTTTTAATCCTGGCCGGCCTTGTCGGGCTTGCCTGGAAAGCGTTTTAAGGAGTAAGTTATGGCAAATGAAAACAAGGATATAATACGGGTATTCGATACAGCCGCCAATCTGCCGACCACGATGCGGGCCGGGATGATAGGTTATGATACCACCAACGACCGCATTGCCGTTAAGCGCCTGGCGGACGGGGCTATGAGGTATTTTTCAAATACACAAATAACCGAATTGGATTTGGCGGGTGATTCTGGCACAGGTACGGTCAATCTTACCACTGAAACATTGACTGTTACAGGAGTTGCCAATGAGATTGAAACCAGTGTTTCAGGGGATACCATAACGATTGGGATACCTGACGATTTACAGTTATCAGGTACATTTTTATCCAGTATGACAGATGACACGGATGGAGCTTTTGAAATAAAAGAAGGCTCAAATTCATATATCAAAATAGACACAACGGATTTAAGTGAATTGATTTCATTCGATAATGCGGATGTTGAATTTAATTCTCCCGTCTCTATTAAAGATAATTTGTACATGGCTACAGGGTCTAGTTTCACTTGTCAAAGTGGGATTGATTGGCAGTTTAAAATTACTGATAATAATTCAACTGCGTTTTATATAATAGAAGGTTCCACAAATTCATATATAACTTGTGACACATTAGATAGTGATGAAAAAGTTATTATAGGAACAAATTCATTTCATCCGAAATTCCATGTAAAAGGCGGCGAAACTGAGATTGATATTTCAGACGATACGGAAGATGCCTTTTTAGTCCAGGAAGGAAGTAATGATTATATAGCTATTGATACCGATAATACATCACCTAAAATTGATTTAGGGAATGCCGTAACCAATCCTGATTATAATTTTCTCGGCAGTGGTAATGTTGATTTAGGCGGAGATTTAATTGTTTCAGGTTCATTGTCCTGCCAGGGTGGATTGCTAGATTTGGGAACTGGAGGTTCATCTGGCTCGCCTTCCAGTGATAGTATCGCAGGTAAAACTATTATTAAAGTTACTCCAACAACTCCAGGAACAGACAACTATTATAATCTTACTAATAAAACAGATGGACAAATTATATATATAAGAAATACTAGCGGAACTTGTGCGGCATACATTGATAATGGAGCCACCACGAATATTTATTTGTTTCCACTTGAAGCCAAGATAGCTATATGGGATCAAACAACAGATTCATGGTATGATACTTAATTTGGATATAGATTAAATTGACCATTCTTTTTATTTGGCTTGGAATTACTGGCGAATTTGACTTATGGAGAAAGATGTGCATATTTCGAGCTAAAAAACTTTATCCAGAAGCAAAAGTAAAAATCATCTCAAGTTCAAAAAAATTATTCGATTTTGATATTATTGATGCTCATGAAATAAAAGAAAAATTAAAAGAAAATAACTGGTTTTGTAAATTCGAGGATTACATTCTTTTTAGTGATTATGCTAGGTTTTATTGGTTGATGAATTATAAAAACACTTTGTATCTCGATACTGATACATGGTGTAAAAGACGATATGAATATACTAATAAAGTTGGAAACTTAGGCATTGAAGCTATCTGGAACGGAAATTCAACTAATTTTATTAAAAATGTGTTTAATCAAAGAGTAAATAATAGAGACCCGCTTATAAGATTAAATAAAATATTTATCGAGTTCGGTAGTATTTGTTTAAGTGAATACTTTGAACATAAACCATTATGGGCAAAACAATATAGGAAAAGGAGCGAATGCGATGCAGGAAAAGGAAATCCCGGCCAGCTTAGGCCAGTATGAGGTGAAAATAAAGTCCTCCGATTTAATGGAAATGCAAAATTCTTACCATATTCTGGTAATGAATTACCGCCAAAAATGCGAGGAAATTGAGGCTTTGAAGAAAAAACTAGTGGAAAAGGGGTGAAAAATATAGTTTATTAATTCCTTTCGTTTTTTGGCTCCGGGCTGCCACTGGCTCGGGGCCTTTTTTATAGATTAAAAATAAAGTGAAAAAAAAGTGAAAATCACTTGACAAATATGAAAAGGATTATATTTTAAAATAAAACGAAAGGAGCACATTATGACATTCAAAGAAGCAATCCAAGAAGTTAAAGCCCTGGCGAATGGGCGGTATTATTCGCTAAGATATGAGTTCTCTGACTTTAATCACCTTTACAGAAAAACTACAGCTGAGTGTTCGGTATATATTGACAAGTACACCTATTATGTAGGCCCTACATGGAGAGAAGCGATTGACATCCTAAAAAGCAAAATGGAAAAAAACGAAAACCAAGAGGAAATGCCAGATGAAGAAAACAGCATTGCAGAAGCGGTTTGAGGAAGCATCGAAAACCGGTCCAATTGACATGGTTGCCAGGGAAATGGGGATCAGCCCAGCCCTGTTCCTCAAAATAAAAAACGAGGGATATGTTCCCATTCAGCTGCGGGTCACAAATTCGATTGCCCGCTATTTCAGGCATAGATAATGAGCTGGATTTTATTGTTAGGTGCGGTTTATATAGCCCTTAAACTGGACGCGTGCAGGCGCGCGGAGAAGGCTTGGCGAATCGCACTGGAGGAAAAAATAAAAAACATCGACAAGGATATTTCGGATTATCACGCCGCCGAAATAGACTTTTTACTTGAACGGGCGGAAAAAACCATAAACGAAAGGAACGAAAATGAGAGGAAGGATTAGAGTAGTATGCGGGGAGCCAACAGTGGAAGTACGCTGCCAAATCTGCGGGCAGTATGCACCCATTGATTGTATAGCGGGAGGGGCCTGCGCCCAATGCCATGAGGAGCTCGGGGCAGAGATAAGGATAGGCTTTCGGGCCCGGAAAGTCACAGATTTACCATTTTAACGAAAGGATGAACAATGGAAATAAATAAATTCCCATCAATTGGCCAACTGACAGAAGCCCTGTCTGCGGCACAAGGCGAGTTTAAATCGATTGCTAAAAAGGCAGTCAACCCGTATTTTAATAGCAAATACGCGCCCCTGGACGTGGTAATCGAGGCCACCCGGGAGGGACTAAAAAAACACGGCCTGGCGGTGATGGCGTTGCCTAATGGTGATACGCTGACGACTATCCTGTCCCATAAGAGCGGGGAATGGATAAGCGCAAATACGCCGCTTCTGGCAGATAAAAAAGGCCCGCAGGGACAGGGGAGTGCCATCACCTACGCCCGCCGCTATGCGCTCTCTGCCATCCTAAACGTGGCCTCCGAGGAGGACGATGATGGGAACCTGGCTCAGACGCAGGGGGATGCAAAAAAGCCTGCCGCAAAAAAGCCTGCCCCGAAAAAACCTGCCCCGAAAAAGAGCCTTGAGGAAGAGTATAGCGACCTGGCTGCCAGGGCGGAAGACCCGGAAAAATGGGAAAAACTGGGGGACTGGCTCAAAAAACAAAAGGCTCCGCAAAGCCTCTTGGAATTATATGAGCGGGAAAAGGCTATGTTTATGGAAAGTGTAAAAGATGTTGACAATTTTTTGAAAGGAGTACATGATGGAAATTAGAGATGTATGCACAGGCGAGAAATACAAAGCCAGGGACGGAAACGAAAAGATGGCCTGGTATCGCATAGGGAAGGCTTTCCTGCAGGATGACGGCAGGATTTCCCTCAAGCTGGCCGCATTGCCAGTGGACGGAAATCTGGTGTTATTCCCGAGGAAAGAAAAAACTAATCAGTTGCCATATTAAGGGGAGACTATGAAAATAAAAGGCCGATATATAGGCAATCAGATGGTTCACGATATATCTAAAGGCGATAAAAAAATCACCTTGGGGCAGGGGGATTTACTGCCCCTTGCCGAGTATTGTATTTCGATGACCAAGCCGCAATACTGGTGGCAGCCAGCGCATATAAAATCATGGTTTAATTTTATGGGTCTTGATTTGGATAAGCTGACTTCCAGGATGAAGCAGGATGAGGAAGTTGGTTAATTAAGTGCATGGTGAATGAATATGCTACAAATAACAAGTTGGTTTCAATTTGTGGTGAAAGGAATTTAAAATGAATAAAACACATCCTTGGCATAAAGCGTCGATGTTTAAGAAAAGAATAAATGGATTTTTATGCTATCAATTATCTTCATTTCTGTCATTGATAAACCCAATTATGGCCGATAGGGTAATGTATAAAACATTGAAAGAACAGTTTGAAAATGTCACCCCAAACAAAAACCAACAGCCAAAGTGAGCAATTAAAACTGCTCACGTTTGGCGGACGTTGTACGAAATTGGAGGTAGAAAATGAAAGTAGAATGTTATGATAAATACACTTGGTGTTTCGATGAAAAGACGGCAAAACTTACCTGTTTACGTTATGGTAAACCTTGGAGAGACGAAACAGGAGATGGTGCAATACTTGCCCTTTTGCAGGAATGCGACCGCCTCCAAACTATCGTACAACAGCAACTATACGGCTCCGATGCTAAAGCATCTTCGCCCAAATCAATCAAAGATTGACTTCGTATAGTTGCGAACGTTGTATGAAACAATTAAACATTTGCACTTAGTCCGGCTGATACAGATGGGATGTAAACGGATTTTGTCATTCCGCATGGTGCAAATGGGGCGGCTTTCCTGCGTAGGGACTGACAGACCAATGCGGGAGACCGCCTTATGACCTGGACAACCGCACTACTGGTAATCTCTGATATTTTATGGCTTCTGGTTATTTTTTTGATTATTTTAGAGCAAAAGGGGCAAAATCATGGATTGTAAATCATGCAGACACTGGGATAATGGATATTGCTACCGATACCCCCATCCGATAAGGACAACTCATATTTGCGGCGAATACGCAGGGAAAGGCTCCAAATCTGATGATGAGCTGATAAACGTGGCCGCATCCATACAAACACCCACCGGTAATAAAAACGCCTTGGAGGGCCTTAAAAGCAAGCCTAAGAGAAAGCGCGGCAAATAATGGCATTTGGGGATTGCGGAAGCGGCTGGTCGGAGCACGTGGGACTTAATCGGCCATTCTGGATGTGGTTTATTTCCATTCGACCAGCCTGCAAAATCCACGATGAGGATTATCACAGGGGTGGGACCGGCGCGGATAGAATAGCGGCAGACCGCAGGCTTTGGGATAATATCGTTAAAATCTATAAAAAATCTTGGTTCTGGCGGTTTGCCACTTTCCGGGCCCGGGCCCATTTGACAGCGGACGCATATTATTTTGCAGTGCGGGAATGGGGAGAAAAATATTGGACAACAAAAAATGGATTTTAGGCCGCTAATCTCAATAATAATCCCCCACCGGCCGGACCGTGAAATCCGTTGTATTGACAGTATAAACTCACAAACCTATAAAAATTTAGAGGTGATAATCCAGTTTGACGATGGCAAGCATGGGGCGGCTTTCCAGCGCAATCGGGGCGCCAGGCGCGCCCAGGGAGAATTTCTTTTTTTCTGCGATGACGATATCATCCTCGAGCCGGATTGTCTGGAAATAATGCTCAAGGAGCTAAACGGGCAGCCTGATTGCTCTTTTGCATATTGTGATTACCGAAAGGCCGGGGCTTTGGAGGGCATCGAGACGATGGAAGAATGGTGCTTTCCTGCCGCCACGCAGAGAAATTTTGTATCCACCATGAGCCTGATACGGGCGGGGAACTTTCCCGGGTTTGATGAGAGCCTCACCCGTTACCAGGATTGGGATTTATGTATCAGGATAGGCAAGCATTTAAAAGGCTGGTATATACCGAAAACTCTTTTCACAGCTTACTTTGACGATGATTCAATTTCCATGCAGGGGCGTAAAAGTCGGCTGCATAATACTGAGATAATCAAAAAAAAACACGGGATAATTGATAAAAAACTGTCAATAATTTTACCAGTTTATGGACAAATCCCCTACTTACGGAAATGCCTGTCCAGCATTGTGGAGAATACCCGCGGCGATTACGAGATAATCATTATTGACGATAACGGTCCGGCGGAGCCGGTGAAAAATGGCATTGCCGACCTGGATATTCCGAACCTAAAATTAATACAGGGGAAAAAGCGGCTATGGCATTCAGGGGCTATTAATGCAGGCTGCGAAGTGGCGGACGGAGATGTCTTTTGTCTACTCAATTCCGACACCCTTGTCCCCTGGAATTGGAATATAATTTTGCAGTATCATTTATATAAAAATACCTTGGATAGGGAATTATCCGCCATCGGGCCGATAACGAATAACAGCGCCAGCCCGCAGCAGAAAAACATCAAAATAACTGCCGCCATTGACGGAATGGATGTTAATATCATTCAGTCTCATTTGAGGCGGTATATAAAGCCACGTGTTTATATTGCTAAGATAACGGGGTTTTGCATGGTGGTTGACCGGCGTGTCTGGCAGGAAATCGGGCCGTTTGACGAGGATTTTCGGGGCGGGGGGAATGAGGCTGATTGGATAATCCGAGGAATTAAAGAGGAAATGTATCCAGCTATATGCACGGAAACATACGTCCATCACTTCAAAGGCCGTTCATATAAGTCCGAAAATAAAAAGGCAATTTGGGAGGAAGGACGGCAATTAATCTTAAAAAAGCATGGTGAAAAATGGCTGAATCTATTGGAGCAGAGATATTATTTCGACTTGTTATAGTGCTGGCTTTAACACTAGGTTTCAGCGTTTTCTGGTCTGTCTTGCGGGAAAACCTGCTTAAAGAGGAAATCAAATTCCTTAAAAATGCTATGGACGCTAAAATGAAACGATTATTTCCTTGACAGGGGCGTAATTAATTCTATTTTAAGGGAAAAGATTCGATTAATAGAAATTTTTTGGGGTTCCGACCCAGTCGGCTAAGCAGGCAAAGTTTTTCGAATCTCTTTGTCCTGGCCCCCCTTTAATAAAGGATTCGATATGGCAACAAATAGAATACTATATACACTATCTGATATTAAGGATATTTTGTCAAAAAAACACAATATTGATAAAAAGGATGTTTGCGTATATAATAATTATGATATATGTGTAAAAGAATACTTGGTTGAATACGAAATTACAGATGACCATTATATTTTACAAGTTGATACTGATAACGTGGATGAAAATGTCTGACGGTTGGATTAGTTTACATCGTAAAATAAGGGAAAACCCAATATGGAAGGAAAGGCCGTTTTCCAGGGGTCAAGCCTGGATTGACCTTATTTTGCGGGCTAATCACAAAGACAATCAATTTTTATTAGGAAATGAGTTCATTTTGTGCAAAAAAGGCCAATTTTACACGTCAGAAAGCAAACTTTCTATTGAATGGGGATGGTCAAGAAAGAAAGTTGCAAGGTTTTTCAAGTGTCTCGAAGGTGGCCTGATGGTGTCCCGTAAGTGTACCAACAAATGGACCCGCATAACTATAACAAATTACGGTACTTACCAGGAAACGGGGGCAGCAAAAGCACCGGTCAGGCACAGGTCAGGCACAGGTAAGGCACAGGTCAGGCACACAAACAATAATGATAACAATGAAAATAAAAAGAATACTACGTCTTCTTCAGAGCACCAAATTCTTTGTGAAAAAATCTGTTCTTTATGGGGATTTAATCGTATAACACCAAATGAATTTTCCAGAGTAGGTGGTATCGCTAAAAATTTATTATTAAAAAAAGCCACGCCGGAATTATTGGAAATAATAAAAAAACGTCACGAGACTTGCTGGCCTGATGTGTTTTGTAGTCCTGAGTCAGTGCTGAAACACTGGGATACATTCATGAAAAATGATATAAAGCCTAAAAGCGAGGGTGTATTGCCGTTATGAAAATAAAAGCCATAAAAGAGAAACTGGGCAAAATAGCCGATGAATACGCCTTGCGGCAGGAGTGCATAGACCTGTATGAGAATGGTATTCCAAAGGGGATTTCTACGGGCTGGCCGTTTTTCGATGAGAAATTAACCCTATTAAAAGGGCAATTGAACATTTTAACGGGTTATCCAGGAAGCGGGAAAAGTGCCTGGCTGGAGAATTTAGCCTGTAATATGGCAAAAAATGAGAACTGGAATATCTTGATTATGTCTCCCGAGGCATATCCGATCAGCGGCCACGTGAACAAATTGGTAGAAAAATTATCTGGAAAAATAACCGGTACAAATTACAATGCGGAAAAATTGACACCAAAGGAATTTTCCGAATGGATGGATTTTGTTTTCGCGCATTTTGTTTTTTTGGACGCGTCAACCGAAGAAATCAACCTGGATGAGATTTTAACGACAATCAGGTTTTGCCGGCAGATGTACGGGAAAAAACTGGATATGGCGATAATTGACCCCTGGAATGAGCTTGAAAACCACCGGCCGAAGGATATCACCGAGACGGATTACATAGGGCAGTCATTAAAGTTGATCCGCAAGCTATCCCGTAACCTGGAGATAAATTTTTGGATAGTAGCACATCCCGCCAAGCCGCAGGGCCCCAAGGAACAGCAGAGGGGATTATCTTTATACGATATAAGCGGTAGTTCGCATTGGGCAAATAAGAGCGACAACGGATTAATAGTTACCCGCCAGTATGAAGCTGGCCTGGAGAATAAAGTAAAAATTGAAATAAAAAAGGTTAAAAATAGGCACTACGGAAAAACGGGTGAACATATTTTTGATTATTATATGCCAACTGAGACATATCATGATTTTCAACAAGGAGGATGACAATGAATAAATATCGGGAATACGAGAGGCTAAAGCGGGAGATAGCCGCCCAGTGTAAGGACTCGGAAGAATATGAGAGGTTGATAAAAAAAATCATTGAACGGTTAGGGATTTGAAAGGACGGTGAGTGATGGAATATTCAACAGACAAATGTAAAAAAAATATGAGCCATGTAGCAAGTTATTGTAATAGTTGTGGTACTTGTCATGATTGTTTAGAGGCTGGAATAAAATCCCTTCAAAAAGAACTGGCGGAAGCTAAATCATATATAAAAACATTAGAAAGTCTATGTAATGAAGTACCAAAAGGAGTAAAGAGGTGAGTGATGGAACTAATAATGAAAGCAAAAGAATGTGTCCCTGATAATGAGGTTTGGGTATCTCCAAAAACTTATAACCTAGAACCAAGCGAACCAAAATGCCCATCTCAAAGAGTACATAGCAAAACTTGCCGTATAGATGGACAGAAATGTAATACTGATACGGCTTATGAATGTCCAATGGAAGGCGGTGAGTGATATGAGAGTATTTCAGGTGGGAGATAGGGTTGCAGTATGGGATGGTATAACTAGACCCGAATTTGGAACAGTACTTGAGAGAACAACGCCAAAGGGTGGAAATTATGTTATAGATGTTGGAGATGGTGAGATTAATGCCGATTGGAAGGAGCTATACAAAGAGTGTGCTTTTGATTTTTTGATACGAGATATTAAAGCAAAAAGAGATTTTATTAATACTTGGCTTGAGTTTGCGGAAAGAAAAATAAAGGAAGGCGGTGAGTGAGATGGATATAATATCGGACTATGATAAAGGTTTTTTGGATGGAAGGACATCACGCATTCAATCCCTCCAGAAAGAACTGGAGGAGGTGAAAGCGGAGGCGGCCCGCTATAAATCACACTTGGAAAATGTATGCGCCGATTTTACCTGGTCGCTATCGGCAGCAAAAAAGGAAGCTAGACGAGGACTGGAGGGCAACTAATGCAACAGGATATTTTCACCCAGGAGCTTGATTTAAAAATCCGCCCCCATGAGAACTACCGGGTCTCAGATTGTGAGACCAGCAGGGAGGCGGCGGAAAAGGGGGCCAGGACTGGAATGATAGCACGGCAGGCCAAATGTGTACTTGATGCCCTTAAATATTATGGAAAATCCACCTGTAAGGAGCTGGCTGTCATGAGCGGGCTTGATTATCACCTGGTAGCCAGAAGGATGGCAGACCTGCACAAGAAAGACCTGGTACGGAGGACAGGGGAAAAGCGGCAGGGGGCTATGGAATGGGAAACAATTTGACTTACCTGTCTTTATTTTCCGGTGCTGGTGGGGGTGATCTTGCCATGCAGCATTTACTTGGATTTAACTGTAAAGGATATGTAGAATATGAAGAATACTGTCAAAAAGTCCTCAAGCAAAGACAACTCGATGGGCTGCTTAGCAAAGCACCAATCTTTGGAGACATTCGGGGATTCGTCAAAAAATACGCAGAATGCTATAAAGGAATGGTTGACCTCATCACAGGAGGCTTTCCCTGTCAAGCGTGGAGCACCGCAGCACATGGAAATTGGACGGCAGAACATAGATGGACAGAAATGCTTGAAAGCATTGGAATTATACAAAGCAAATATGTTTTCGCTGAGAATGTGGACGAAGATGCTATCATTCAAGCACAAAGCGACCTTACCGAAATTGGCTATAAAACAAAAAGACTTATGCTCTCGGCGAAACAATTGGGTTCTGACCATATTAGGAGAAGATGGTGGTTATTTGCCGACTCCAACTACAAAAGCAAATTGGGCGGCGAAATCAATGCAAAAATGGCCATCATCAAGAAACGCCGTGAAAGTATTTGGAAAACCTACCCCCAAAAATCACGAGTGGATGATGGGATGGCCCATAGGGTGGACAGACTTAAAGCCATTGGAAATGGACAGGTTCCAATCGTGGCGGCAACAGCATTTAAACTTTTAAATGGGGGGGGCTATGGAATGGGAGGTAAATAATGGATAAAAAGAAATTAAAAGAAATCTTAAAGAACCATGCCAAATGGTTGAATAATGAAGGTGGGGAAAGGGCAGACCTTCAGGGAGCAGACCTTCAGGGAGCAGACCTTTGGGAAGCAAACCTTCGGGAAGCAAACCTTCGGGGAGCAAAATTACCTGATTTCCAAATCTGTCCAGAAACAGGTAGTTTTGAAGCTTGGAAAAAACTAGACACAGGTATTTGTAAACTTCTTATCCCCGAAGATGCAAAAAGAACTTCCTGTCTGATAAATCGTAAGTGTAGAGCGAGCCATGCTAAAGTTTTAGAAGGTAATGGAAAAAGTAAAACAGCTAATTCAAAATTAGAATACAAAAAAAGAGAAACGGTCTATGCAGATAAATTCTGTGATGATATTCGATTAGACTGCTCTCATGGAATACATTTTTTCATTACCAGAAAGGAGGCGGAAGAATGGTAATAAGGGCTATGGAATGGGAGGTAAATAATGTGGTGTTGTGATGAATGCAAAATAAAAGACATAAAGCAAGGATTTTCTGAGCCGTGCGCAGCAAAGGTTTTTAAATATAAGGATAACGGCGGCATATGTGAAATCTGCGGAAAAAATGAAGATGTATTTTATCGGCCTGAAGTAAAAACAAAAAAAATGGAAAAAAAATGAAAACAATACAGGAGGAAAAAAATGGAAAGAAATAAATTTTTTAGATTGAATGTTTATGAAAAACTTCTTGATAAATATGGGAAAGGAGGAAAATTACTGGATATAGCAACCGGTCACGGAAAATTCGCCACATTAGCGGCATTAAAAGGTTATAAAGTAACAGCATTTGACGCACGTCCAGATCGTATCCCGTTTTATCTGCCAAATATAAACTGGCAGGTAGTAAATTTAAAAGACTTTGAATTTACAGGATATGATATAATAAATTGTCTTGGCATACATTATCATCTTCCATTAAATGAACAATTTGATCTTTTAGGAAAAATAAATTATACAACAGTCATATTAGATACATTTCATGTGACTGATGCCGTATTAAAAAGAGAGAAGCCTATAACTATTGATGGTTATTCAGGCGTTGAAAGAATTGAAGGAACTGATCTTAAAAGTCTTAAAACAAAAGTAAAAAATGCATATGATGATTTGAAAAATTTTTGTCATACAAAAGAAAGCCTTTTGAGATTATTTAATGATTTCGGATTTAATGTCGTTGAAGAAGCTCCTGGAATGGTTGATGATAGAAATTATTATGTATTAATTCCTAAAAATTAGGAAGATTGAGAAAATAAAATGATGAATTCATTCATTAAAAAACGAGTTTCTAAGTATAAATCAAAATCTTGTAAATGCAGTTCTGGACACTGGCATCATTCCAGGGGGGAAGCGGAGCACTGCAATAAGCTGGCGATGCTGGTTAAAGCCAAGTATATAAAGGAGTATGAAACGCAAAAAAAATTCAGCCTGGACGTGAATGGAAAGCATATAACAAATCACTATGTGGATTTTTGGGTAACGGGCGCAAATGACCGCAAATGGGTGGAGGAATTTAAAGGAGTGGCAACCAGTGACTGGAAGTTAAAGCATAAACTTTTTCAGGCAATCTTTCCTGAAATCGAGTATAAAATTATATATTATAAGAGGTAAGAAATGGAAATAAATTTACATATAAAATGTCCTCTTTGCCGAACATATCAGACTATATATAACGGCGAAATGATTGGGACTGGGAGTTTTGACTGCCGCAAATGCGGGGAAAATATAATCTATTCCTGGCAAATAGAGGATGGAAAAGTCAAGCTGAAAGTAAACACATTAGACCAGTTTAACGTATGAAAGGAAGGTTGACGAATGAGATTAAAAACAGGAGTAAGCATAAAAAACATATCCCCGCAAATGGTAATAGCCTGCATGGTGGCGAAAGACCTGTATGACACGTTAGACCAGGAGTTCGTGATCACTTCTGGCTGCGATGGTAATCATATACAAGACAGCCTGCATTATGTCGGGAAAGCGGTAGATATCCGTACCAGGGAGTTTCCCACTGAGGGCCAGTGCAAAGCAGTCGCCAATGAAATAGGTGTGAGGTTAGGCAAGGAATTTGATGTTATCTATCATAAAAATCACATTCATATAGAGTATGATCCAAAGGCGTGACCATGTACATCGAACAGGAAATAAACTGGATTAAGGGACGAATCAAGATGTTGATTTCCGAGATAGAGGAATTAAAAAAGGCTCGGCAAAAACCGCAGCCAAAAATAAGCAACCAGCTTAAAAGCATTGTGGATAAAGCCACAGAAGAAAACCCGTTTGAAATAAAATTCATTAAGATTGAGCCTACCGGGTTTTATCGGTATCAGATAAAGCATAAAGGGAACGTGATAAAATTCATTATTGAGCCGTCCCTAATTCCCGCTTATGATTTCATCATCCAGGATATGATTGAAAGGCAAAAGAAAACCCCACGTGTTTCCTATGTGGATAATCCAGACATGAAAACGGCGTTTACAGATATTGATATGGCCATATCGAGGATGGATCAAATGATAAAAACGATTGATGAAAGGAAAAAAAATAATGAACGGCAGGATGTCTAAATTATTATCCAAAGAGGCAGCCAGGATAAACAACCAACTGGTGGGCGCCAGTGGAAACCGCATAAGGCGTGAGCTGAAAAAGAAATGGAATCGTCTTCCCTGGCAGGAACGCTATTTGATGCGTTTAAAATTACTCGGTAATCTTTGAATCCAGGTGACGATAAACGGATCGCTGGGTGATATCCAAATCCGCTGCCATCGCATCGTGATTTTTGCCGTCAAAATGCTTTTCTATATACCGCCTGCAAAAGCGGGTCGTAAATCTTGATGGGACGTAGATAATGCTCCCGCCGCATTTGGTCATTAATTCCTTTGCAAAATGCACGCCCAGCTTTCTGGCCACCATGCGCATGGATTTATTTGGGAAATCCTCTATTTCAAAATTTGATAAAAGCGCCTTCATAAGTTTGCAGTCAGATGGTCAAGCATTCGTTTTTCCGCGAAATCAATATCCTCATCCTGTACCAGCATAAACGGCCTGGCAGGTGTTTCCAGCTTATCCCCGACCTTTTTCCATAGTCCCAGGTTCTTACCAAGCCACATCCTTTGACGTGGGGTAACATTTTGCTTTGTGCCAAAATGGACATATTTCCCGTATTCCTTAGCTCCTACATAAACGGCATCAGCCTCCACGTCCACATTATTGGCAATGGAGGCAGCCAGTTGTCCAGTCGCTTGTAAGATTGGCCCTGTATATCCTTTTTTCCGCCGGGCCCTTAAAGTGGGTGGGGAAAGCGGTTTCCATTTTTTCGGCCTTCCCTCATCCTCAAAATTCTGCTCTATCGAATCAACCAGTTTTTCCCCTATTGACACCAGTGCGGGCCGCAGATTGACGGAGCGCCTTATCAGTTTTCTAAAAAGGTCGTCTATTTGTTTGCTTTTTATCGTGTAGGTGATTTCCATTAGGGTTTTAGTTTTTCCCCTTCCCGCCATATATCCGCGTCATAATCCTTCTTTTCAGGCTCAAAGGGCTTTTTCCCTGGATTGTTATTAAATCCCTCTGAAGGTTTCGCCTTCACCATTTTTCCCGTTTTCGGGTCTTCCATCTTGGGTATTTTCTTTGTTACCCCGCCGCGTTTTTCCGCCTGCTCTTTGGTCAACGCCCTAACCCTTGAACGGCAATTGAAATGATTTGGCGGATAGTTGGTGTTCCAGAAGGGATCATCGACCGGACGTCGCACACCGTTAAGCGCCTGGCAAACGGGAGTTGTCACATCGTCATCAATGGCAACGTATTCAAGGACTGGCCTGTCCTCTTTATTTTCCTCCTGCATTTTCCAGCGCCCGGACATATAAGAGGATTGAAGATTAGTACGGTAGATAGTTTTCAGCCTCCACGGGCTGCCTAACTGTACCATCTTGCCGTCAACCACCTTTTTACCCCACCAGCCAAGTGCTTCCAGGCGGGGAGTGAGGTTCTTTCTGTATTCCTCGAAGGTGATCCCCTCCGAGAGCGCCTTTTCCACGTCTTCCCGTATTGTTTGCAATACATCCATATTCATCGACTTGGCGACCACGAAAGACCTGTTATTAGCGTAATCCAGGCTTTCCCGCCATGACCAGGTGATTTTAAAGCCCTTCCTTTCCAGGTACTTGACAGCTTCTTCCGGCTTCATTTTAAAAGCCAGCGCCAGGATATTTTTATTTATCTTAGGCAGTTTCCCCCTCCAATCGTCCGAACGCCTCGGTCACAAAGATGGCGTTTCGTAGTTGACGCTGCAATTTTGTCGGGTGCACGTCCGGGAAAATCTTAATCAGCCCTTTCATGGCCTCGTCAAAATCATTTGATTCCTTGAACAATTTTATTATCGGTTTCACAAAATTGGCCTGCTCCTGGAGCTGCTCAGGGGAAAAGGATTCAATCAGGTTATCCACGGCCCTTTGTCCCGCATCCATTCCTTCGGCGAACTCAGAAAACGGCATGGGAACGGGTTCCTCTTTTGGTTCGGTAACGGTCACATCGCCTTTCTGAAATCCGTATGCTGAATCAATATACTGTTGCGAGAACTGCACCTGTTTTGTGTCTGCCAGGAGTTTGTCTCTCTCAGCCCGTATCTTGTCCACGTCCTGCTCCTGATATAGGCAGAATTTAGGCGTTTCCACTTTTCCGAAATTAATCTGCATAATCCACTGGATTAATTGGTTGAACGTATTTTCCACCGTCCGGGTATCTTCCTCGACTATATGCTGAGCTACTCCCTGGTGTACGGTTCCCAGTGCCTGCGTTCCCCTGTCTCCCTGCTCGGTGGTAAGCGTCTGCCCCAGGATGGCCTTGGCCACTTCCGCGTTTGAGAATGCCGCCAGTTCCTTGTAAATATCCGCACTGGCTTTTTTCTGCGAATCAGTGAGAAAATCAATGCTGGCATCGTCTGGAATGGCGGCGCAGGCATCTTGTACCAATTTATCGAGGATGTCCACCAGCTTGGTATATTCGGCTTCCCCGGCCGACCTGGGCAGCTTGCCGATGGCATAAGGAGAAGCATATTTCTCAACAAATTTCATCCAGAATTTAAGACTTCCCTTTTTAAAGGTGATTGGCCAGAAACAAACAGATAACAGGCTTTGACCATACGGGTTTTTATATGTCGGGTTATATCTGGGCAAGAGAATTGAGTAAGGCGGAATAGGGTCGCCATAAAGGAAATTGGTCTTTGAACGGAAGCGTAGTTCATTATCCGGGCTGAAAGTGAACCATTCAGGCGGCTTTCCTTCCACTTTCTTGGGCATTATAAGCCCATTTTTTCCGGGCTTATCCCATACGACTTCAATGGGGGAATACCCGGTAAGGAAATAATCGAGTATATCCTCCTCAATTTTGGCTATATCCAGATTATCAAAGCATTCCTGCACCACTTTGGCCTGCCTGGACTTTGATTTTCCCCTGTCAATCTCCCATAATTTCGATTTTACCCCGCTTTTACGCTGCGAGATGGTGGCGTTTAATGTCGGGTCGTCAATTATATCATCATAGGCGGTCATGTCCCTACCGAGCTTAAAAAGCACGGGGTCGGGGTTCGGCAGGTATCCAACAACACCGGCCCAATCAATGGAGTTCTGCCTGGTGGCAATTTCACCATGAGGGCGTCTTTTCATGCCCGCATGGGCCTTTTCAATCGGGGTTTGTCTTTTCGTGGCCATTTTTAAAATCCTTCTGTTAAACTTCTGTTTCTCGGTTTCCCTATTGCAACAGGCGTTTCAAATGGGTGTTCCCGTACCCAATTTAAAAACTGTGTAACGCTATCGACAATATCATCATGCTTCACGTTTGGAAACCCGCTCATTTGTTCTAAAAATATATTTTTCCACGCTGCCGTGTTGGGCAAAAACACTTTTCCCGCTTCAATGGTGGGGCTGGCGGTCATTGCATTACTGATTTTATCCTTGGTGACGGCCACCGCATAGACAGGTAATTTGCTTTCCCGGGCCAATTCAGGGATTAACGCCTGCCCTGCATCCGTGTCGGGGATTAATACGATATGAGGCCGCCATTCGTTGCCCAATATATGGGCCTGTACCTTTAATTCTGGATAATTGACTTTTTTATGCCATAAATCTACAAGATAAAATCCATTTGGGAATTCATACCAAGTGGTGACAGCGCAGAAATCATTATGGTCGGCCTTTTTAAACGCAGTGTCATAGGATTGAATGATCCTTTGGATTTTTATATCAGGCAGGACATCGTAGAACCGCCACCATTCCCGTTTTAGGATATTCCCCTCCGCTGCCCTGGGGGACTGTAAAAACTGCCCCGCATACTCCGCAGAGCCCAATTCCTCCCTAAAATTGTTTAATACTTCTTTATCCATGCGGCTGGGGTCTAGGAGCCCATCAATGTAATTTTTCTCTAATTCCTTTGGCTGGACATTTTCCAATTCGGTTATTTCGGCGGGCAGACAGATATGTTTTACATTTGATTGCTGCAGTTTCCTTCCCGCCGGGTCATCCTCATGCAGTCGCTGCATCACCAGGATGCGGGTAGAGACCTTTTTATCAACCTTCCGGGTGCTCAGGGTGCGGACGCTGAAATCATTGGCTGTCTTGAGCATTGTCTCGGAAACAGCCTGTTTTGGGCTTAATGGGTCATCCTCAATAATGAAATGGGCGTGCTTGGAGGTTATCCTGCCGCCTGTCCCCGTGCAGGCCCGAGAGCCGCCGGCCGTGTTCTCATACCGGCTTTTATTATCCTGGTCTATTTTGAAAATGATATGGTCTGGATATAATTCCTGAAATTTGGCTGATTTAAGCACATCCCTGGATTTGACAGCGTGCTCCATCGCCACATCCCCCGAGTAGCTTGTATTAATCCCCCTCAGCGTTGGGTCGATAAGCCACAACCATGCGGGCCACATGATGGTCACTATGGTGCTTTTTGTAGTGCCAGGAGGGATATTAATTACCAAGTCATAAGGGTTTTTTTCCCGTTTCTGCAGCCTAAAGCCTATTTTCTGTAGTTCATTACAGAGGTATTTTATATGCCAGTTAAGGACAAGCGGGTCCGGGACTATCGTATCCCAAAAATACTGAAAAAAGGAAAAGAAGTTTTGGCGGCATTCCCTGGCTTTCTTTTCCAGTTTCGCCAGATAAAGCAGTTCCAGGGCTTCACGTTTCACTATTTTTTCGGCTGCCTGCCGGTTCCCCTATTGCCAGAACCACCACCGGACCCGTCCCTCCTGGGTGTCCCGCCACAAGCCCCTTGTTTTCTTCCTCCTGACATGATTTGCCTCCTACGTTAATAATTTATGCGTCCAATTGCTTAATCAGATTTACCAATTCCTCATCCGTTTTCCCGGTCAAATTCAGCCCGCCCTCATGCTTCAAACGCTGGTCCGGCCTCCCCTCAATGCGCTCAACCAGGAACTGAGCAGCCTTAACATTCCCCTTCAACCCCTCCACTATCAGGGCCGAAACAAGGCCGTGAGAGATGGTTTTTGAGGTTTTTAAGTCCAGGTTTTTCTTATTCCCGTTGATCTCATACTGGATTTTTATCTTCCTGGCCTCCAATAGTTCTTTTGCCACTTCGCTAAAATACTTGACGTTTTTCGGCCTTCCCGCCGGGTTTCCGCTTTGTCCTTTTTTCCAGGTCATAATTGATTAGCAAGTTGATTCAGTGGTTTGGAGCGTGTGGGTCGGATTCGCACCGCCTTTTTCCGGTTGGACACCGGAATCCGTACTATTCGGCACACGCTTGATTCCTTTGTACATTCCCGCCTTAAATTCCTTAATTGCAGAAAATGGCAAAATTGGAACTGTTAAATCTTTCTTTTTTGATTTGTCTATGAAGTAAATATATCGCAACTGGAACCCTGGAAGTGGCTTTGCTCCTTTCTTTTTACACCATCCGGCATTTTTAATTTTATGATTATTTAGGCTTTTATCCGTTATTATTTTTCCATTTGGCATTAAAAGTATTGTGGTATTTTTTTTAATTGAGGTTAAATAAAATCCTGACGCCCTATAAATGGTTCCGTCTCCACATTGGGTTCCGTCTGCATAAGATACAACCCATTTTATAAATGGGTATCTTTTTTTTATGATTTTTAGGCAAATTGAGATCGCCCGGCTTTCTCCGTTTTTTGGCAACCATTCTGCTAATGCCATTCTGTTTAATTCTAAAAAGCCATTCCACCGAGTATTTTTTACAAGGGTAATTGTTTTCCGTTTATCCATTGGCGGCCCGAATTGCAAAGCCCCACCGCACTTTTCATTTAAAAAAACACCGAAGTGGATTTTACTGTTCTGGCATACAGAACCGGAATAATGAATTGCTTTAATAATTTTTCCCGCCGTTTTTGACGAAATGGGTTTAATTATTATGTCCTTAGCTTTCAGCATCTAGATATTTTTGACATATAAAAAATAATGCGTTCCCGTTTTTATTCTCATTTACGGAAGATTCACCGAGGCCGTTTTTAACTGCTTTGGTTAGTGCTGTTTGGACTTTTTCCGCTTGCTCGACATGAACTATAAAAGATATTTGTTGAAAATCCTTTTCAATATCTTTTAAATCTGGAAGCATTTCCTCTTCGGCCTCAAAAATTGCAAACTCTTTTTCCTCGAATCCCCAATCGAGCAGGTCGGACATTTCAAAATTATTCGCCAGGCCGTCCCAATCCCAGGAACCGGTATTTTTATTTGACCTGATAAGATATTCCTTGAAATCCTTTTCCGTTAGTTTTTTGTTTGGCACGCGGACGTCTATTTCACAATCCGGGCCCTTTAATTCCGCCAGTATCTTAAGCCGCTGGTGACCTGCTATTATGGTGTTATCGGTATTGATTGCCGGTATTTCCGCCAGGTTGAATTTCTCAAGGGATTTTCTCAGGTCTTTGTAATCCTTTTCCGATAACTGCCGGGGATTCTGCTCGAAATGGATTAATTCGCTGATTTTGCGCTTTTCGTTTTTCCAGATTATTGGCTGCATTTAATTCTCATTTTCAAATTTGATACAATTTAAACGCTGTAACATATTTGTGTCTTTTAGGTTTTCCAATAATTCTTCAAACCATGCCAATGGGACTTTGCGCCCTTCGTCAAAATATCGTGAGATGGTGGAAATTAATTCTCTAAATCGCTTTTCCCGCCAAATAATCTTAGGCATTATCCCTATGGGTGATTCTTTTGTGTTATCCATTTTGCTCCTTTGCTTCCTTAGATAATGAGTTTTGGGCGCAGTTTCCCCTACCTGTTTCCAAGTAGGGATGCTTCCTCAGTGTAATTGAGATTGGTATGCACGTTAATATCCTATCTTTGGCATTTCTGCCCGGCCTGTCCTCGGTTGCCCTGTAAACAGTTTCAAATATTCCCTATCCCTCATCCCTAATATTAGTTTGTCGGATTTTCGCCTCTAGGTAATGGAGTTTTGCAGTTAAGCAATATGACCGATGAGAGAACAACGGTTTTAAATCGAGTATCGACCAGCCTGGTTGTCGCCTGTCTCTGGCCTTGAGCTTGCGCCCTGCTTCCCCTTACTATCGTGGCACATCGAGTGTTCCCGATGCCCCGCCTCGGGTGCTTTAAAGTTGTTTGGCTTTCCAACTTCCTTACAACTCGTAGTCCCAACCTCTTTAGGGCAGGTGCAGGACGTTGGAGTTGGCACAACGTCCGTCCCGAACAGTCATGAACTAATCGAGTGCCCTTACCCCTTAAAATAGATTCCAACATAGAAATATCAAGTCGTTTTAAGACTAATATACACTTTTTGACAATCTCTATAAAGTTGTCAATTGCTTTTTTTCACTTTCTTTCGTTAAATTATAAATATGGCTAAAAAAATAACGATGGAATTATTCCGCAGCGGTAAGCAAACCGATTCAAGCGGAAATTCCAGGGAGTGGACAGAAAGCGACCTGGATGAAATGGTGAAAAAATTCGAAGAATTGAAAACAGACGTGCCCGCCACTATTGGGCATCCTGAATCCGACACGGCCCCGGCCTTCGCTTGGTTCAAGAAATTCAGTCGCAAGGGAAACACTTTAATCGGTGAAATGTCCGATTGGACAAAGGAATTTGGCGAAATGCTTAAAAATAAGATGTTTAAGCATCGTTCAATTGCATTGCGTCCTGACCTATCCCTGCGCCATGTGGCATTTTTAGGTGCTGCAGCTCCCGCCGTCAAAGGGCTGGCGGACTTCGCTTTCAAAGAAGATGATGAGTTTGTGACCTTCGAGTTTACCGAGGCCGAGCCCGCCGATTCTCCCCTCCTGGGTGAGATAAAAAGCCTGTTTTCAGAAATGAAAGCCTGGTTTGGCAGCAAAAAAGAAGAGTTCAAAGAGGGGTCAATGGTTCCGCAGTCGATTATCCTTTCCAAAGACCGGTTTTCATCCGAGGGCCAGGTGCGGGATTGGATAAAAGAAAACAATTTCAAAGTGGAATCAAATCCTGGGATTGATGAGACGGAGACCAGTTACCGAGTACGGCAGCGGGATCCGGGACAATTCACAGAGGGCAGTTTTCGCACAAAAGAAGTTTCAAAGGGCATTTCAATCGTCATGGGCAAGCTAAAAAACCCCACAGGCGATATGTCGGAATTAACAAACATGGAGGATCAAATAATGACCAATGAAGAATTGACCGCAAAAGTTGCCGACCTGGAAGCCAAGTTTTCCGAGGCGGAAAAATCCATTCAGGCGGAGAAAGAAGCCAAAGAAAAGGCTGAGAAGGAATTTTCTGAATACAAGAAAGCGGAAAAAAGCCGCGAGTTCGAGGCGTATGTGGACGAGCAGGTCAAGGAAGGAAAAATAATTCCCGCCAACAAAGAGGCCACCGTCAAAATGATGTTTTCCCTGGACGGGCAGGAATCGCTTGATTTCGCAGAAGGGGACAAGACAGTCAAGAAAACGCCGCTGGACATCTTCAAAGAGACCATTGAAAACAGCCAGAAGAAAATCAAGTTTGGCGAAAAATTCACCAACGGCCAGGGGCCTGCTGGCGCAGGCGAGCAGTTGAGCGTTGAAGCCAGGAAGATTTCCACTGAAAAGGGCGTTTCCTTTTCCGAGGGTTTCCGCCAGGCACAGGCCGCCAATCCGCAGCTGGCCGAGCTTTACGCAAAAGAAGTATTGCCGCAATAGGGGACATTAACAATCAAAACCAGGAGACATGAAAAATGACTACTTACACCCCAAATCTCGCAGTAACAAAAGAGGCCGCAGAGGATTTATCCAATGACAGATATCGCTTTGTAGTGGTTGATTCGGACGGCAAAGTCCGCCGGCCTGACAATGCCACTGAGCAGCCCTTCGGCATCATACAAAATGCACCAGTCACAGGCCAGGGTGCCAGCATCCTTCCTATTGGCTGCGGGGGTTCTTCCTTGGTAGTCCTGGGTGCCACGCTTGACGAAGGCGTGCAGGTTGCGATGGAATATACAAGCGCCACGGACGCGGGCAAGGCCAAAGCCGCCGCCTCAAGCGCCTACCAGGTCGGGCCGCTGCTTCAGGGCGGGGCCGAAGACGAACTCGGGGAAGTTTTACTCGCCAGCATGACGGTTAAAGCGTAGGTTTTTCAAGGAATTTCAATTAAAGGAGAATAAAAATGCCTCAGCCAGATATAAGAGCACAGATAATAGCCGGCCCGCTTGCCGACGTATCAATTGCTTACAGAAATCAATCGTACATAGCCGACCAGGTATTCCCGATAAAGGATAATGTCGCCTATGAAGCCAAGATTACCAAGTATTTCAAGGGTGACTGGTTCAGGGATGAAGCGCAGTTGCGTGCTCCTGGAACAGAGGCTGCCCGTGGTAACTACGGCCTGACGACCGAATCAATTTCCACCGATCAGTATGCTTTCGGCAAGGAAGTTACCGCCGAGGATATAGCTGGCCAGGGAATGACCGGTGCGCCGACCGTAAACATGATACAGGACGCTATCGAGTACGCTACTGATAAGGTAGACCTGAAAAAGGAAATCCGTGTGGCTGACCTGATGAAAGCCACTACCTGGGCCGATGCGGTTTCTGGCGGCGAGGATGCGGAAGGCAAATGGGCTTCCACGGAAGCGGCTGCCACTAACACATTTTTCGCTGACATCAAAGCGGGAAAAATCGCCATCCAGAAAAACACCGGTTTCAATGCCAATAATTTGCTGCTTGATTTCAACACGATGGAGGACTTGAAAGAGAACCCCCTCGTGGCAGAAAAGATCAAGTATACGCAGAAGAACATCGTGACGGCTGACCTTATCGGTTCACTGCTGTCCCTCAAGGTGCTCATCGGCGAAGGCATCAAGAACACAGCCAAGCAGAAACTGACTGATGTGATGACAGCCCGCTATATATGGGACACCAATGACGGCAAGGGCGACGCCTTCCTGTTCTATCGTCCCGCTACTCTCGGTCTCAAGACCCCGAGTGCTGGCGGCCAGTTCAGGGTCAAGCAGTCGAATGGTTCCGGGCGGCTTATCCGTAATTACTACGAAGCCAACAAAGACCAATGGGTGTACGAGGTTCGTGAGGACACGGATATCCTGGCGATGGGAACAGACCTGGGCTATCACTGGAAAGACACGATCTTAACCTGATAGAAAACCTTAATGAATGGAGACGGTGATTTGTGGCTTATTGTTCTCAGAGCGATATTGAGTTAAGATTACCGTCTACTATTTTAGCTCAATTAACAGACGACACGGCGGGGATGACAATCTCCGCTAATGCCGTTGATCGTGCCATCCTGGACGCTGACGCAGCCATTGAGAGCTTTGCCAGGGGCAAGCACGATTTACCATTCAGTCCTGTTCCCGAGAATGTAAGGCGCTGGTCGGTCATTCTTTCCATCCTGAATCTATACGCTCGCCGCGTAGACCTGATAATGCCCGATTCTTTACGGGCACAGGTTGATCTTGTGATGACCGAGTTAAAGGCGTTACGGGACAACAAGATATTAATTGATGATGCCAATTCGGTGGCAAATACAGCGGGGTTTTTTAAGACCAATAAAACCAGTGATTCAAAGGTATTTTGGACAAGCGACACGGATAAAAACGGGCGTTTGGACAGGTTTTGGGGACCGAATGACGGCCTTGATTACGGGGATATTGCATGAATATTGAAGTAATCGAGGACGATATAATCCAGAAGCTGACGACTGACATCGGCCTGGCAACGGCTGAGATAAGGTCTTTTCCGGATAATCCCACCGAGTACACACTGACCCATCCAGGCGGCGCTATCCTGGTGCGATATGACCAAAGCATTTTTCCCGACCCGGAACCAAATAGAAAATCATTCTTGGTGCAGGAGGAAGTGAGACACCAGTGGATTATAACGGTGATGCAGAAAAACTTAAAGCTCAAAGACGCGCACCAGGGAGTTTATGGGTTAGTTGAATCCGTGCGGGCCAGCCTGTCGGGATATACAATCACTTCGCAGCCTGATTTCTCCATTCTATGGCCTACGGGGATAAGATTTGTTTCTGAGAACAACGGGCAATGGGTATATCAGATAAGTTTTGCTCACACGGCCCCTGAGACTGAATAATGGCGATTTATACCGACATCATTAACCAGCTGGCTACGGCTATTGATGGCATGACCATTGCAGGCGGTTATAATTATAACTACGGGCCAGCAGATGAATTTGATCCTGCCTCCCGTACCTATCCCCAGGTATTTATCCGCTTTCCCGAAGAAGTGGGCCGGGAAGTGGAGGGGGAAGTGGTTAATTCCTATACCGCAGATTCAGAGGTTGAGTTCGAGGTTGTAATTGATGATACTGAAACCTATCCCGATACAATGATGGACAAGGTAGTGGAGGATTTCAAAAGGCTTTTGGAGGCTGACCATGATACGCTGCAAACTAAGGGGATGGTTGTGGCTGATTATATAGACAACGTACGGGAATATACTAACGTCCGGGAACGGCCTGGAAAGGTGACAATTACATTTAATATCAACTACAGAGTTTTGAGAACAAATCCGAGTGTAACTTAAAAGGAGCGATAAAATGACTACTGCAAACCCGCTTTTAAGCAGAAAACAACAGGTATTAGGACGGTGTGAGAGCACGCAGGGAACGGCTGAGACGCTGGCCGCAAATGACGGCATTGCCAGGATAATAGTGGGGGCTGCCGCAGAATACAATGCGCCCAGGGAAAAACGGGATTTGGCGAGAGCCAGTTTGACGCCTATCGGGAACCTTGAAAGCACGAAGGCCATAAATGTGAGTTTTCGAAGCGAGATAAATACTCCTGACACGTTTTCAAAGCTGGCAAACCTAGATGTGGATACCATAGACTGGCAGTCGGGTAATATCGTCCGCTACGCATTTAACGGCAGCCCTGATTTATCGGAAATAAACGATGGGGAATATCTGACCGTCAATTACGCCACCAACAGCCAGAATAATGGGACATTCAAAATCCACGATGTGAATGACGGTTCTGATTATATAGATGTGATTAACCGTGATATCACAGATGACACCTATGACGAGGCAACGGACTCGCCTGCGGTTGCGGATGTTCAGTATAATCTTGATTACGGATGGGCCTTTGAAGCCTGCTCAAATAAATTATTGGGAGTTTCCAGGATACCGATAGGGGCTATCACTGTTTCATCATTCCAGAGAAATGAAACTATTACGGGCGGGGTTACCGGTGCCACGGGAAGGGTTTTAAAAGCAGAAGTGAATGGCGCTGCATATCTTTATTTCGAGCCCACTTCCGTGACAAAGTTCAACGGTTCGGAGGAAGTGACTGGCGGCACTTCTGGCGCAAAAGCCACCATGTCGGCCAGCCCGTCCGTCCACGGTTATCATATAAAGCCAGTGAGCAGCAACCAGGAGATGGCCACGGTAGCCCTGCAGTATGACGGCTATCAGTTTGAGGCCCGATCCGCAATGGGCAACTGGACGCTTGAAAGCCAGGCCAATCGTGCAGGGTTTTTTGATTTCGCCTTCCAGGGGCCGAGGGAAAGTAACGGTGATGTGGCGATGACATCCATTACCAGGGATAACGAAGACCCGCCAATCCTCAAAAACGCAGAGCTTACCCTGGGCGGCAGTTTTACGCCTGTTTTTAAGAATTTCGCTATGGACTGCGGCAATGAGGTCATCCTGCGGGAGAATGGAAATGCAAGCGGTGATACGGGATACGAGACGGCTAGGGTAACAGCCAGGGAATCAAAGGTAACGATCAACCTGGAGCATGAACTGGCTGCCACCTATGATTTCTTCGGCACGCTGGATGCGGGCACAAAAACCAGCCTGAGCTTGCACTGGGGCAGCACGGTTGGAAAGCAGTGTTATCTTTTCGCTGATGAGCTCGAATTTGACGCCCTGCCCATCGAAGACCAGGACGGCATTGTGGGCCTGGCCCTGTCTGCCGTTTGCACTGGTGACCTGGGCAACACCGGGGACGATGACGACTGGGAACTACTTTTTATCTGATCTGCCATCACACTTCCTTTTCAGACAGGAGAGCCCGGGCAACCGGGCTTTTTCTGTTTATAGGCTTTTTTAGGCTAATTTAGGCATATTTTTTTTCACTTTTTTTTAAAAAAGACTTGACATTGTAGTGTTATTGTGGTATATTATATATAACAACTTAACGAAAGGGAAAAAATGACACACATTATAGACACAGACACAATCGAGGCGGTTGACACGATTATAGACTTGCTTGGCCAGGGCTTCTCCCTAACCGATATTCGGGCTTTTGCTGATGATGGCGAAGCCCTTGAAAAAGAAGGGATTACTTCCCAGTCTCTTGCTGAGGAGCTTTTCATCTTGGCCAGTGACAGCCAGCTCCTTGAGACTGTCCTCCAAGATAAGGCCCTGCTGGATGAGATGATACGCCGGCATGGGGAAGATGCGGTATATAGTGCCATAGATGCCTATTAGCCGGCAAGTCCACTGATGAGCGCCGGCCGAAACGCCCACCCGGGCGTCTGGACTTAACGAAAGGAAAAAAATGAAAAAATTGACCACTAAAATTGAGACCACTAACACGGTATACGGGTGCTTGGAACAGGGCGGGGTAAGCGGGCGCGTTGTGTCTTACGATGCATCCCTTATATCAGACATAATGGAGTGCACGCCGGAAGAGGCTTCTGAGATGGACGGGGAGGAAATGGTTCCCGGACTTGATGGAATAAATTTGTGGCAATATCTTAATCACCACAACCCACCTTGCCACGTGATTCGGAAGGGACATATAATACAATAATAAACCCGGGCCTCCGGGTCCATAAAAAAGAAAGGAAAAAAAATGAAAATAGCACACGATTTAACTGACGGCGAGACCCTGGAAAGCGTTTCCAAGGTCCGCTCCATACGGCTTACAGATGAGGTATGGGATTTGACAAAACGCCTGGGAAATTTAAGCCGTCCAAAGCTCCACAGGGGCCAGGTGATAGAAACGGCAATCCTGAAACTCTGCGGAAAATAACCGCTAATCAAAAAAAATTAGCCCGGGCGACCGGGCTTTTTGTATTTTATGCTGCAAACATAACCAGAAAAGGAGGAATATGGCACAGGGAATCACACCAGGAGACACATTTGAATATATTTGCCGGGAGGACCGGGATTTGCCCCAGGATGAGCAAACGGTCTTTGTCTGCGGACATTTAACAGTAGAGCAGGACGAGGACATTGAAAATCGCTTGGGAGCTCTTACCGATGACGGCTATCAGGTGGCAATGGGATCGATATCCCTTCTGGCGCTGCATTACGGGCTCAAATCGGTAAAAAACATTGACGGCAAGGGAGCCGATTTGAACCTGGAGCGTGATGAGACGAAAAAACTATTAAAGGGCGGTCTGCGGCCCTGGAAAACAAAACAGGGGGAAGGGCTTTCCCTCATAAAAAAATCCGCCAGGAATGAGGTGGCGCAGGCGATACGGGCAGGCGGCAACCTGAGTGAGGAAGAACTAAAAAACTTGTAATCCTGTCATCCGTCTTTGCGGGTATAGTTGACCCGTACAGTGATAGATGGCAGGCGCTTTGTATCAAATGCCAGGGGGAGGGTTGCGGCTGGTGCGGTGGCCGCGGATATAAGGAGAAGCGTGTCCGCGCCATCGACCAGCTAAGCGAGCCAGGCACACGGCTTTTCAGCGGCTATAAATGGCTTAAAAACTATAATTTGTTGCCAATCTCTAAGGGATTGTCAAAACAAAGCATAAAATTTGTGCGAATGGTGGAATATTGCGATATTGTAATTGCCAAATTGCAAAAAATTGGTAATAATATAAAAGGGGATGAATCCGCAAACGCCCAAAAATTGCTTAAACTGATGGACAAAAAACATGGCCGCAAATGAGAGAACTGTAAAAGTCGGTATTGGTTTCAGGGATGGTGTTACCAAGGCATATCGCCGCGTTAAAAATGCCATCGGCAGGGATAACCGGGAAATCAGGAAATCAATGAACCTGGCGCAGGAGGCCAGTAAGAAATTATCCAATAGTTTAAAAAGCGTAGGGGCGGCAGTGGTGGGGTTTTTTGCTTTCCGTAAGGTAAACAGCCTCCTTAAGGAATCAATCGCCTTATTTGATACTCAGGCGAAGGCTGAGGCGCAATTGGCTAATGCCCTGGGCTATACGTCAGATAAACTTATCCAGCAGGCAAAAGACCTGCAGAAGCTTACCGAGTACGGAGACGAGGCCACCATCCGGGCCCAGGCATTAATCGGCGCATTTGTCAAAGAGGAAGATCAGATTGCCAGGGTGATCCCGCTTGTGCAGGATTTGGCAGCAGCCAAAGGCATGGATTTGGCGGGAGCCGCCGACCTGGTTTCAAAGACCCTGGGCAGTTCCACAAACGCCCTTTCTCGGTATGGCATACAGGTAGAGGGGGCGGTCGGCAGTACGGAGCGCCTGGAAAGCCTTACCAAGGGGCTGGATTATGCTTTCGGCGGCACTGCCAGAACGTTGGCTGAGGTAGGGGCAGGGCCCTTAAATCAATTACAAAACCGGTTAGGTGACATAAAAGAATTACTAGGAAAGGCTTTCGTTCCACTTGTAATAAAAACGACAACAGAATTAGAGGCTTTTTTTACGGCTGGTGAAAAAGGGGATAAGCTCGAAGAAAGGTTCAGAAAATTAGCCATTTCTGCGGAAATAGTGGTGGGCGCCTTCAAAGACACATTCAACACCATAAGCGGGTTTTTCAAAATGGCCGCCGCTGGAATAATGGGCTGGACGGGAAATATAACCGGCGCTTTTTATTCCATGCTCAATACGGTCAATGAAATAATCAAGGCGCTGCCAGATAGGTTAATTCCCGATGGATGGGCTTTAAGCCTTAAAATAACCGAGGAAAAAATAAAGACCTTTGCAGAACAAAGTAAAAAGGCGAGGGACGATCTTTATAAGGAAGGGATTGCCGATTGGGAAAAGACAGGACAGGCGGCAGAAGCCTGG